TATGAGAACAGAACATTAGAGGTCAAATGTCACTAACATTACAAAACCCATTGAAAGACCCATCGGCAGTATTAGATTATGTGTTCGACTGGACGGGCTGGCTGGCAACCGGCGAGACAATTGCAGTTGATTCAGAGACAGGTGAAAAGCTGATCACCATCACAGCCGACACAGGTATCACCGTTGACAGCTCGACTGAATCGGACGGCAAAGTAATCGTCTGGCTCTCAGGCGGTACGGCTGGGCAAAACTACAAAGTGGCATGCAAGATTACAACGAGCGCAGGACGCACTGATGAGCGCACAATCTGGATCAAGGTCACTGACAGATGAGCGGAACTGTACTGGCGATAATTTCCGACACCCACGTCGGCTCTTCCACCGCATTAGCACCGCTGGAATTCAGCGTGCACAACCGGAGCGACTTTGAAACACAAGTCACGCAGGCAAACAAGTTGCAGCGTTGGCTTTACGAGTGTTGGACGGATTACTGGAATCACGTGTTCAAACTTGCCAAAAAGAAACGTCTGATTGTAGTTCACGTGGGTGATCTGGTTGACGGCTTGCATCACGGAAGTCTGCAAGTTATGAACGAGGTTGAGGATCAGGCTGAAGCGTTTATTGACTTGATGCTTCCGATTCTGAAACGAGCAGACGGATTTTACGGCGTTCTGGGCACGGGTTCATCTCACGCTGGGCAGGATAACTCCACCGAAGCGATGCTCTATCGGCAACTGGGCGCTATTGAGTTTGGGCAGTCTCTCACGCTTGCGGTTGACGGTTACATTCACACATTCTTCCATCATGGACGCGCGGGCGGAAGGCCGTGGACTTCATCATCCGCAGGTTTAGCGGCTGAAGTTATGCTCGACTTTGCACAATCAGGGTTACCGCTTCCTAACTTTATCTGGTCGGGGCACACCCATCGTTCAGATGATTCAGGATCTAAATTCAGAGATACAAGGGCAATTAGTTTACCAAGTTGGCAGCTAAAAACATCCTTCGGTTATAGAGTTTCAGCCGGAACAGTTAGAAGCGATATTGGTGGTTACATTGTCGTCGATGGGAATATCATTGACGACTCACGCTCACGCTATCGCGGGCAACCAGACCAGAGAAGGATTATAGTTGTATGACCGAATTTGAACTGCTTGAAGAGTTGGCAAAAGAGCTCGGCTTGCCGGACATCGAACCTGATGAAGTCACCGCCCAGAGCGTCGCAGACTACACAGGTTGTTCGTGGAACAAGGCGGCGGCGGTACTCAAAGCGAAACTGGCGGCCGGCGAGGTTACGTCCCGCAAAGTCCGCACGCCTGAGGGCAAGATTGCGACCGCTTACAGGAAGGTATGAAACTTATTCAGCATAGTGTAGGCAAACCAACCGGAGTAATGTTGTTTGGCTTGATTTATGTTTTGTTCTGTGAGCGTGCCGGGTCAGCTTGGCTAATTTCCCCTGACTGTGAGCCGGTAATGTCCAAAAACAAAACAATCCACTTTTATGGATTCTACTTTCAACTTGGAAAATGGGGCGGTAACATTATGGTACGCTCTCACAAATGTCTGGAGCAGGTCTAATGCCCACCTAAAGGTAAATTGATGACAGATGACGTAACAGTATATCCAGCAGACGAGGAAGAGCAACACGACCTCTATTCTGCAAAATGCAAATGTAAGCCGACTGTAGAAGTTATCGGGGCGACGTTGGTTTATTCTCATAACAGGCTTTGGGAACTTATCGTTCCAACACGTGACAAAACGTCACAGGTTGATATGTACACGAAAAGGCAAAATTGAAATAACAACTCAGTATTGCGCTTGTAAGTTCAATTCGGGCAATTTGCAGTTATAATGAAAACGCAGGATCGGATACCGGAATAACAGGGATTAGAACTGGTAATTAGGTTAAACCTGCTTACTGGTTCACGTTTGAGATAATGCAACAACTTTGGGGATTATGGTACAATAAGTTTGGGCGTAATAAAGTGTCGGCTGAACCTTCGGGAACAGCGTAACGAGGGAGCGTTACCCTCTACGTCCACAGAGTGTCCGGGGCACCTCTCGTAGAAGTGACTCTCACCGAGACGCGCCGACTGGTAGATGTCGCCAATGCTCGGCTCGAAAGCAACTTGTGCAATAAACGCGCAGGTTGCTTTTCGTTTACCGTTCACATTATCGTTCACTTTAGGCGCGGGTTTATTCGCGCATCCCTGGATAAAACGAGTTTGTGCCAGTTTTCGAAATTGGTCTGATTTACTATTGACTTTTGTAAAACAATCCCTTATAATGATGTCAAGATCAAATACAGAAAAGGAGCAACGAGATGGAAAGCAAAGGCAAAGGTTACAAAAAAGACAAAAGCATGAGCGTCAACGCCTCTCTGGCTTATCTCAATGGCGAAATGCCAAAATCCAAGTGGACAAAGGCGGCGATCATCGAATTTTTAGAAAACGAAGACCTCCCCGACCTTGCCCAAAAAGCCCAAAGGCTGCCACTTTATGCACTCATCACTTTCCTTTCCTGCACCAGCTGGCACCACACCTCAAAATTTTTCAATCAGACCCGCTTCTGGGTTTTTGATACCGCTCGCTTCGAAGCGGCAGACCAATCGGAAATCGATAAAATCATCACCGATCACAAAGCCAAGAATCCGGCAAAGTCAAAAGAAGAACGCGCGCAGGCAAGCCAGGCAGCCGCTCAGAGACGCCAGCAAAAAGCGGACGCGGCCGCGCTCAAATTCGCGCGCAGCCGGATTGACCAGTTGGCAGACATCGCCGGCATGCCGCCAAAAGCGAACCTGCTCAAATCCATCAAATCCGGATCCATCACGCTGGCAGATGTCGAAGATCTTGCCAGAGAAGCCCTCAAAAACGAGATCACGCCCTACCAACAGCAAAACGCCAAAATGCGGGCAGAGATGGGGTACCCGCCCATCGCCTATGACGACGATGCGACCTACAAAACCCTTAAAAAAATCTTCAATCTGTGAAGGAGACACCATGAGCAAATGCACCAAGTTCGGAGCGCCAACGCTCTACGGAGACCGCATGAAACAAACCGCCATCTACCACCAACCGCTGGCAGGGCGGGTTTATTCGCGCATCCAGTTTTGAAATTGGTGGCAAATTGCTCTTGACTTTTGTATAACGAGGGTGTATTCTATATTCAATCAAAGAAAAGGAGCAACGAAATGAAAGACCAGACAGAATCCACCAACGAAGTTATGACCGAAGCAGAACGCCACAGCACAATCAGCCTCGAAGCGGAATTGTTGAGCAAGGAAATAAGAGACAGGCTTTACGACCTAATCGATGCTCAGATCGAAGATGAGTATGTAGATTTGACACTCAAAGCACGGCAAGCCCTTGATGAATTATCAGATTTTGCAATGACAAAGGCATATTGGGCAACACGACGGGAAGAGCGCCGCTAAAGTACAAATATAACCAACAAAAGGAGCAAAATGTACGACACGCAAGAAATCTATTTGTCCAGATTAGAACAGCACAAAAGCAGCAACCCACCATGTCCGTATTGTGGGTCTTTTAATACCGCGCTGAAGGTGATACCAAGCGAACGCGGCACAGGCCGGCGGACGTACGAATGCCTAAAGTGCGGACGAGACTTCAGCATATCCGTTATGGCTGAAGACAGCACAATCCCGTTTTGAAAGGAGCAACAATGTTAGACCAACTGTTTGATTTCATAGTAGGATTCGGAATTATCTGCATACCGATGATGATCGGCGCACTTGTGACCGGCATCATCGAGACAAGACGTGAGCGGAGGGGAAGACGATGAGCGACTTTCGAGAGCAGTACATCTATCAACTCAAACTGGATAACCAGGTATTGTGGGGGGAGTTGCAAGAGTTGCCTTATGGCAGCCTGGCTTACAAACGAGTCAGAAGAGAAATTGAAGCGAACAACACCGAAATATCAGTAATGCAAGACATTATCAAAAGAGTAAAGGAGCGAAATGAACAAGTCAGAATCAATTCAGAATCCATCAGCGACCGCGTCAATTGTTTGTAGGGAGAGTCTGACATGATAAACCAAATCACACGAGAAGACTTAGCAAAACACGCCGCGTGGCTTAGGGATAAACCAGATGGCGTAAGGGTAGTTACTGTAAGCCATGCCAATCTAAACCATGCCAATCTAAGCCATGCCGATCTACGCGATGCCGATCTACGCAGTGCCAATCTACGCGATGCCGATCTAAGCCATGCCAATCTAAGCTATGCCAATCTACGCGATGCCAATCTACGCGATGCCAATCTACGCGATGCCAATCTAAGCAGTGCCAATCTACGCGATGCCAATCTAAGCAGTGCCAATCTAAGCAGTGCCAATCTACGCGGTGCCAATCTACGCGATGCCAATCTAAGCCATGCCAATCTAAGCTATGCCAATCTAAGCGGTGCCAATCTACGCGATGCCAATCTAAGCGATGCCAATCTAATCGGTGCCGATCTAAGCAGTGCCAATCTACGCGATGCCAATCTAAGCGATGCCAATCTAAGCGATGCCGATCTAAGCGGTGCCGAGAACATTCCTGAATATGTAACGGCGATAACCTCAATCGTACCAGATGGCGATCTTGTTGTTTACAAACAACTTGCAAAGGATTCCATTGCGACCCTGAAGATACCAAAAGAAGCAAGACGCTCAAATGCAACCGGCAGGAAGTGTCGTGCTGAGTATGCGGAGGTATTAGCTATTGAGAGTTCATCTGGAGAAAGCCTTGCAGAAGGACAAAGTCGGTACAACTCAGAATTTGTTTACCGCGTCGGCGAGACAGTACATCCGCACGAGTGGTGTGAAGACCGCTGGCAGGAATGCGCGGGCGGCATCCACTTCTACTTGACCCGCTATGAAGCGGTAAACAACTAAGGAGGCGATTCATGTTCATCGACACGCTTATATCCGCAGCAATAATCGCAACCGTAATGCTTACCGGCGTACTGGCAAGCGCAATCTATGAGAAGTGGCAGGAAAGAAGGGCTAAATGAAGGAAATATCGGCCTATAAATGCGGTTACTGCAAAAGAATATACCAGTTCCAGCGCAACGCTCAGAAGCATGAGGCAGTATGCCATTATAACCCGTCTATGCGCTCATGCTTTACTTGTGGGCTGTTTGTTCGTGAAGCAGACATCTCAGACTATGATGGCGAGTTTGTTCCATCTGCCCGATGCGAAAAAGGGTTTGATATAGATGAACCATTTGACCACATAAGGCTTGCGCAAGTCGGTTGCAAGTTTTGGGAGCCAAGAGAAAACCACCCAGGCGAGTATGTGAAGTTTAGAACTGGCTTTGGTGGATACAGAAAGCTTTATGAGGAGAGCAAGAAATGAGCAATTACATCCCGACCTGGAATCCACCGGATCCACCACAAGAAGCAGTTCAAACGGAATGCCCGTATTGCCACGGAAATGACACGGAATTCCTGGGCTACGCAGACGAGGCACGCAACACTGAGAAATATGTTTGCCACGAATGCGAAGTTGATTTCACGGTTGAAGTTGAAATCCCATTTTAGACAACAAGAAAAGGAGACAGGAAATGACACCAGAAACAGCAGACTTTTTGTTAGGCGTGATGATCACATGTATATTGGGAATCATCACGGTCGGATCGGCGTGGATCACTGAAACGATCATGAAGGCGAGGAAGAGATGATCTACCGCGCGCCTTGCAGAAATTATCACGGATACTGCCTTGTCAAGATCGTTGGCGAAACGAAAGACGTACGGGGCAGAGACATGGTGATCGTCGAAGCCTTACATGGCAATCCCTGGGACGACGCCTCACACGGTGGCTGGGTGCCAACCAATAGACGGCGTTTTTATCCTGAACATCTCACACTTAACGAAACAACCCCTGCGGACACAGAGGTTGAGTCGAATTTAGTGGATCTTTGAGCCAGAAAGGTTAATTATGGAAATTGTACCACAATCACAAAATCAAATTCAATCTTATCAAGTGCTGGATAAAGAGCGTGTTGACCTTATCAAGCGCACCATCGCAAAAGGCGCGACTGATGATGAGTTGGCCCTTTTCATCCAACAATGCAACCGAACCGGACTTGACCCGTTCGCAAGGCAGATTTATGCGATCAAGCGATGGGACAGCTCCGAAAGGCGCGAAGTCATGAGCACGCAAGTATCAATTGATGGACAAAGACTTATCGCCGAGCGTTCGCAAAAGTACGCCGGTCAACTTGGGCCTTACTGGTGCGGTGATGATGGCGACTGGAAAGAGGTTTGGCTGTCAAACAAACCGCCGAAAGCTGCAAAAGTAGGCGTGATCCGTGTTGATTTCAAAGAGGTCTTGTGGGCGGTTGCGCGCTACGAGGCTTACGTCCAGATTAAGAAAGACGGCGCGCCAACAAGTATGTGGGCAAAAATGCCAGATATTATGCTGGCAAAATGTGCTGAAAGTCTGGCACTACGCAAGGCTTTCCCGCAAGAACTGTCAGGGCTTTACACCGGTGAGGAAATGGGACAAGCCGATAATCCATTGCCGGTATTGTCACGACAAAACAGAGCTCAACAACCAGCACAACCACAACAAGACGACGTTGAGGACGGTTATTACACCGACGCCACCCCGCCGTTCGTGGTCGATCCTGATTCAGAGCCGGTTGACGATCCAGAGCCAGCCGACGACTTCAAGCCATTCACGATCGAGGACGCTTGCAAGGTGACGAACAGCAAGGGCGTTCAGTACGGCACGATGACGATCGTTACGCTTGAGAAAATGCTATCTGCTCTTTGGAAACAGCTAAAGGAAAACCATCTTGAGCCGGAAGCCAAATCCGAGATCAAGCTGAAGATCAAAGCCGCTCAAACGGTGCTTACTGCAAAGCACAACAAGGAAATCAGCTAATAACGGGGTTTTTCTCCCTGTCACATGCTCCTTTACCCCGTTTTAGAGCCTGCCGGTCGGCGTTGTAGACCGGCAAAAAGGATAAGAAATGACTGAACAAACAGAAATGCAAGAACTAACTCAAGAGGAACGATGGGAGCTTGGCTTGTTCTCAAATTGCTCTTACTGCCACGGCGAAGGGTTTGTTTGGAACATGCGTTACAGCCACAGCGGGACAAGCATGGAACCATTCCAGCTCTACGACGAGGAATTGATCCCTTGCCCTTACTGCAAAAAGGAATGGGAGCGTAACTGCCACGCTTACTACGAGAAGCACCCATTCGAAGACAAAGACCCTTATGCGCCTTATGCGGAGGTTCAGCAATGAATCCGCGTGAGTACTACCACCTCAAGACCGCGCAGATCACCGAAGCGCGCGTGATGCAGACGGGATTGTTCTAATGGCGTGGGCACGCATTGACGACAAGTTTCTTGACAATCCGAAGGTCAGGAAGGCTGGCAAGGAAGCCACTTATCTTTACGTGAGCGGACTGGTTTATTCCAGTAATCAATTGACCGAAGGATATATCAGCGATGACGCCCTGGGATTGGTGGCTTACAAGGGCTTCATCAAAAACGAACGCACTCACGCCGCCACGTTAGTTGAGTGCGAATTGTGGGATCGCATCGAAGGAGGTTATCAGATTCACGACTATCTGGAGTACAACCCGACTAAAGAACAGATTGAAGAAGCGCGCGCAAAGAAGGCCGTTGCTGGCAGAAAAGGTGCTCAGGCACGATGGCAAAACGATAGCAAACCGATAGCAAGTGCCATAGCAACCGCATCAAAAAACGATGGCAAAACGATGGCACCTTCATGCGACACCGATGGCATTAACCCATCCCATCCCATACCCATATTAAACCCATTAAAAGAACCTACTAATCAATCATCATCTATTGCAGAAAAAGGCGATGATGACGATTTGTTCAGGGCGTTTGAAACCATTGCCGCTGTTACTCCGGAAGTGCGCAAAGCCATAGACCAGGCGGCTGCCAGTTACGGCGCGGCGTGGGTAAGGGACGCGATTGCCGAGGGCGTTGTTCACGGCGCAAAGTCGTTCGCATACGTCAGCAAGGTGCTGGCATCGTGGAAAGCCAACGGCAAGCCGAGCAACGGGCACAAGCAGCCAGGCGCGGACGTTGAGCGCTTTCGCGAGCTGTACCGCCAGCAGAAGCAGGGGGCGAAGTGACTTCCGCGCTTGAGAACCTCTTCGCAATGCAACTCGACTCGGCTGGGCTGACTGGTTACGTCCGCGAGTACAGGGCTATTCCTGGGCGGAAGTTCCGCTTCGACTTCGCGTTTCTGCGTGAGCGGCTGCTGGTTGAGATCAACGGCGGCACCTACAACGGCGGCGCACATGGACGGGGGTGTGGGATTTCGAGAGACTACACCAAAGCAAACCTGGCGGTGGTAAACAACTGGCGCGTGCTGAGCTTCGACACGAAGCAGGTCAAGAGCGGCGCGGCGCTGGAAGTGGTGGAGAAGTTGATCGGAGGTGAAAAGTGAGTGAGCAAGTGTGTGCAAGTTGCAAGTTTATTCAAACGTCAATCAAGTATCCGCAAGGCTCGGAACAAAAAGAGTTAGTTGTGAAGTGTCAGAACGGGCACGCGCCGATCTGGTTATTCAGCGGTGCAGAGTGCGAAGATTATCGATCAAAACAATCAGAAACACAGGAGCAAAAATGACAATAAGCCGTATGCGTAAAGAATTATTAAAAGCTGACATAGATGTTGTGAAGATGTTGTACAAAAAAGCATGTGAGCAACATGGTGAAGCTGAAGTAAAAAAAGATTTAACAAGACTTTGGGATTTGAGGTGTACGTGGGGAATGCACAATATCTTACCGTTTGGGACAACTGGATTTAAAGATTTAGAAGAAATGCTTTATATCGCAAAAGAACTATGTGGATTTTAGAGGAGCAAAAATGTACCAAAAACTAATAATTATTGGCAATTTAGGTTCAAACCCCGAACAACGCTTTACACCTTCCGGCGATCCAGTCACAACCTTTAGCGTGGCAACCAGCCGCCGCTATGGCGATAAAGACGAGACCACCTGGTTCAGAGTGAGCGTGTGGGGCAAGCAAGCAGAGTCGTGCAACACGTATTTGACGAAGGGGAGCAAGGTGTTGGTCGAGGGGCGGTTGAAAGCAGAGCCGAATGTCTACCAGCGCAAAGACGGCACGTGGGCAAGCAGTTACGAGGTTACCGCTGAAACCGTGCGATTCCTGACACCGAAGGGCGAAGACGCGCCCGTTGAAGATTATCCGTTTTAGGGGGATGAGATGAGCGAACTGAAACCGTGTCCGTTTTGTGGAGAGAAAGCAACGTTAGATTACGGTGTTTTGCCGAACAGAAAACACTGGTTTATTACTTGCGATTGTTGTGGAATGATGTATCAGTATACATTGAGTCAGCGAAAATATGTCAAAGACGGCTGGAACACCCGTCCGATTGAGGACGCGCTGAATAAGCGCATTG